TTGTCCCCGTTTCGCTCGGGAGGCCAGGAAAACGCGCCGACCGGTCCCGAGGTGACGCCGGATCGGGCCGACCCGGTGGCATACTCGCCGGCATGACGGCCACCGAGGCACGGGACGAAAAGCCGGCTAGCGGTCCTGCCTCGGTGGCTGTCCCATTGCCGGGGCTCGAGGTCCCCGAACCTCCTCGAGCTCAGATCGAGATCGACGTCGATCGGACCCTCGAGGAGCTCGACCGGCTCGAGCTCATCGGCCCGAAGCACGCGGCCGCGGTTGGGTTGTGCCGGCTGGCCGCTCGGAAGCTCGCACGGGTGGCCGAACACGGGCAGGCATACGGTGTCGCAATGCTAATGCGGGAGCTCAGGGAGGCGCTGGCCGCTCTGCCGGACATCGCGGAGGAGGAGGGTGAGCGTGATGAGTGGAACCGGCTCGTGGACGCGCTCCGCGGCTCCGAGGTGGGCGACGCGGCGGGATCTCACCGTCCCGACTGACGGTTTCTCGACCGGCGTCCTGGCCCGGTTCATGGGCATACGAGCGAAGATCACCGGGGCTCGAGGGCTCATTCCGGCGCAGCAGTACGTCGCGGACGTTGCCGGCGAACGGCTCCCCGACGGCCGATACCGGTATCCGATCGTGTTCGTCACCCTCATGCGGCAGTCGGGTAAGACCGTGCTCGGTCGGATCTCGCAAACGACCCGCGCCGCCACGTACGAAGATCAGAAGATCCGCTATACGGCACAGAACGGGATCCGTGCCCGTGAGCGGTGGCTCGACAATGTGCATGCGGTGCAGCAGTCGCCGCTCAAACGGCACGTCCGGTGTTCGTTCGCGGCCGGCGCGTCCGCTCTCACATTCCCCAACGGCTCCACCATCGGCCCGTTCGCTCCCACCTCGACGTCGCTTCACTCCGAGACGCTCAACCGCGCCGACATCGACGAGGTTTGGAGTTTCGATCAGGTGGCCGGCGACGAGCTCATCGCCGCGATAAAGCCGGCGCAATTGACGCTCCGCGACCGGCAGATATGGCTGTACTCCGCGGCCAACAAGCACCCGGCGCACGAGTCGGAGTTCATGCGCGCGTGGATGCTCATCGGCCGGGCCGCGGTGCTCAACCCGGATGCGAAGATCGCATATTTCGAGTGGAGCTTCCCCGACGACGCTGACTCCTACGATCCTGCCGTGTGGCGGACCTATCATCCGGGGATTGGTCACCTGATCGAGGAGGCCGACATCGCCGACGCGGTGTCCACGTTCACGAACCGCGCCGATTTCGATCGCGCATACGGCAACAGGTGGCCGCTCCTCGGTGACAAGTCTCCGATCGCGGCCGCCACTTGGAAAGCGAAAGCGGAGGAGCTCGAGATCCCCGCCGGCCCGGAGACGATCACGATCGGTTACGACGTCGCCCCGGACCGTTCGGAGGCCGCGATCGTGGCCGGCTGGCGTGACGTCCACGGCCGGCCGTGCATCGCCACCCTCGAGCACGGCCCGGATGCGACATGGCTCCTCGACCGGGTGCCGCATTACCTCGAGCGGCACAAGCCGGCCGCGATCGCCGCGGACAGTCGCGGCGAATGCCGTTCGATCACCGACAAGCTCCGGCTCGCCGGCATCGACGTCGAGGAGGTGCGAACCGAGCACTACGTCACGGCGTGCGGTTCGTTCCTCACCGACGCTACGGCCGGCGCTCTGGCGCACGACGGATCCGAGCCGCTCCGTGACGCGGTGGCCGGCGCGGTGGTCAAGGCGATGGGCGAGGCGTGGGTGTGGGATGCCCGTCAATCTGACCGGGTGACTCCGCTCCGTGCCGCCACCGTCGCATTGTGGATCGTGGATCACCCTCCCGAGCGGCCGCCGAGCATTCCCCCGGCCCGAGTCGTGTTCGCCGCATGAGCGACAAAGCCAGGCCTAGCCTCCGCCACCTCGTGTTTGAGGTGTCGACGGAGTGCCCCCGGTGTGAAGGGCTCGGCCGGGAGGGTCGCGCCTGGCGTCGCTGCCGCCGCTGCAAAGGCACCGGCTACGTCTTGCCCACGTGAAACGTGCCGGCGTGTCGCGTGTCGGATCCCGTGGACTGTCGGCCGGCCCGGCTACTGTCTGCGCTCGTGGGAATCGGTCGGGCGCTCCGTCTCGTGAGGGAGGCCGAGCGTGTCGGCGTGCCGATCCGCTCCAAGACCGGCCCCAACCCGGTGATCCGCTCCCCGTACACGACCAACGCGCTGACCGCGATCGTTTGGAATGATCTCCTCGGTGAGACGATTCACCCGGTCACCCGTGCGGAGGCAATGGCGGTGCCGGCCATGTCCCGGTCGCGGCACATTCTCTGCGGTTTCGGCGCTCGAGCTCCACTCAGGGTGTACGACCAGGAGGAGGAGCTCGACCCGCAGCCGGCGTGGACATACCGAACCGACAAGACCACGATGCTGCCGCCGTTTCACCGGATGCTGTGGACGATCGATGATCTCCTATTCTCCGGCTGGTGCATGTGGGCGGTCGGCCGCTCCGACGAGAGGCGCGGCGACGAGCTCCCCGGCGTCGTCCTCGACTGTGCCCGCGTGCCGATCGACTGGTGGGATTTCGACGACGACGGCACGGTGCAGATTCACGACCGCGAGATCCCGTACGATGACGTGATCCTGATCCCCGGCCCGCACGAGGGAGTGCTCAACTTTGCCGCCGGTAGTCTCCGGCACGCGTCCCGGCTGTTGCGTGCTTCCACCATCGCCGCGGAGACTCCGATCCCGAACGTTGAGCTTCACGACGTCGGCGACAAACAACTCACCGACGACGAGATTGACACTCTGATCGGCCGGTGGTCCGCCGCCCGGCAGGGATCCAACGGTGGCGTTGCGTACACCTCCCGCGGCATCGAGGCGAAGATGCACGGTGAGCGGAACGCGCCGCTCCTGATCGACGGCCGCAACGCGGCCGCGGTGGACATCGCTCGGCACGCGTCGCTGCCGGCCGCGTCGATCGACGCCACCCTCGACAAGAGCTCATTGACGTACGAGACGACCGAGGGCCGCAACGGTCTCGTGATCGACTACGGGGTTCAGCTTTACCTCGACGCGATCGCGGCCCGGCTGTCAATGGACGACGTTGTACCTCGAGGGCAACGCGTCGGATTCGACCTAGAAACGATCACCGGGCTCGACATTCCCGGTGCCACCCCGTCATCGGAGGATTGAGCGCATGAAGCGGAAGCGTACGACGATCACGTTTGCGGCCGCGCCGGCCGCGGTCAAGGCCGGCCGAAACGACGACGACCGGAAGATCACCGGTCCCGTGCTGCCCTACGGTGTGCCCGGCCGCTCGAGTGCCGGCAATCTCCGGGTGCGGCCCGGAGCCGTTCGGATCCCCGACGATCTCGGCCGGGTGAAGCTGACCCGCGGTCACGACCGCGACGCCCCGATCGCCTATGCGACGTTCGCGAAGGACACGCGGAAGCACCTCACGATGGAGTTTCGGCCGGGCACAACCGAGCTCGCGGAGCAGTCGTACGCGGAGTGCGCCGATCACCTCCGCGACGCGTTCTCCGTCGAGCTCGCGAACATGGACGTTCGCGGCGGGTGGGTGGAGTCGGCCGATCTTGTGGCCGTGGCGCTCCTGCCGTTCCCCGCGTACGAGGATGCGCGGGCGCTGGCCGCCGAACGTGACGACGAGGCCGGCGACGAGGCCGGCGACGAGGCCGGCGACGCCGATCAGGGCGACGCCGACGACGACGATCAGGGCGACGCCGACGACGACGATCAGGGCGACGCCGACGACGACGACCAGGACGACCAGGACGACGACGGCCGCGACGACCGCGGAGCCGGCGATAACGGAGGAGGCAACGTGAGACGCACCACCATGAACGCCGGCCGCAACACGAACGGCGGCCGCCGTGCGACGGCTCAGGCTGGCGCGCCGGCACGCCGGCGAGGCGGCAAGGGCAGCAAGGACAAGGCATCGCTCACGACGTTGTTCGAGGCGATGGGCGCTAGCGCGATCGGTAAGCCGCTCACGCCGGACATGCAAGCGGCTCTGTCTGACATCACTCACACGGCGAACGAGTGGGTGCAGGAGACGCAGTACGCGGGCGAGTTGTGGTCCGGTGTCGCGTACCGTCGCCGGTTCGTGCCGCTGGTCAACCGTCTCGGGCTCACGTCGTACAAGGTCAACGGGTGGCGTTGGGCGACTCGCCCGGTGGTCGCCCCGTGGGCCGGCGACAAGGTGGCCGTGCCGTCCAACGCGGCCGTGACCGAGCCCGTCGAGCAGGAGGCCGAGCGGCTGGCCGGCGCGCACGACCTTGACCGGAAGTTCTTCGACTTCGGTGACACCGGGTTCATCGAGTCCTATTACCGGGCGATGACCGAGAGCTATGCGATGCTCTCGGATCTTGCGCTGGTGGCGGATCTCGAGGCGGCCGCTACCGCGGTTGCCGGCGGTCCGTACGTGTCTCTGTCCGCTGGTGTGATCGCCGCGATTCTGGCGCTGCCGGACAACGTGATCCCCGAGTGGGCGATCGTCGGGAAGGATCTCCTCCCCGACGCGCTGGCCGTCACCGAAGCGAACAAGCCGGCCTATCTCAAGCTCGAGCTCAACCTCACCGGCTCCGCGGACGGCGAGGGCAAGGCGGACGGCAATTTCCCGCTGTACCCCGCTGCGGCTCTCAACGGCCAGGTGCTCGTCGGCGCACGGCAGGCGGCCACGTTCTATGAGCTCTCGGAGTCCCCCATCCGGGTGCAGGCCGTCAACATGGTCAACGGTGGCGTGGATCCCGGCGTGTTCGGGTATTACTCGACCGTCATCAACAATGCCGACGCTCTGCAATTGGCCGCGGTCACCCCGTGACCGATTACGCGACCGCTGCGATGGTCCGGCAGCAGGTTGGGCTCGACCCGGCCGACCCGGACCCTCGCATCGACCGCGCGGTGGCCGCGACGAACGCGTGGGCGACCAAGCTGCCGCACGCGCCGGCCGCCGCGACGGATCCCGAGTTCGTCCTCGGATGCACGATCCTGGCCGCGCGTTGGTACAAGCGCAACGCCACCCCGGAGGGTGTCGGCACGTTCGGCGCGGACGTCGCCGTGTACGTGCCGCGCCGTGACGGCGACGTGGACGCTCTGCTCGGGCTCGGCACGTACGCTCCTCCGCGTGTCGGGTGATCGGCCGTGACGACGTTGGGGGCGGCCGCAACCGAGATCCGCGACGAGCTCGCCGCGGCCGGCCTACGTGTCACCCTCGAG